ACCGGCGGATGGGCGTGTGGTTCGCGGACTCCGAGGACATGTTGGCCCGAGACTGGACGGTGATCCCCTGATGGCGACCAACCCCGAGGCGACCGCGCTCAAGGCGCGGCGTGCCGACGAGAGGCAGAACCGCAAGCCGGACCCCGACGCGGAGCCGATCCCGCCGGCAGCCGACCGGCCGGTGATGGTGGGCGAGGACATCGCCCGGCGTTTCCCGCTGCTGGGCGACCCGCGCGAACCCCGCGCTGTCGCGGAGAGCAGCGGCGCGTTGTTCGGGATCGAGCCCGGCGAGGGGATCGGCGGCTACGTGGTGGCCGAGGAAGACGCCTTCGACGTGATCACACCACCGGGATGCAAGACGGCCGTGGCCCGGCTGCGCTGGGCGAAGGGGCACCACGTGCCCCGGGAGGTCTACGCGGAGTGGGAGAAGGCGCAGGCGACGAAGGGCGACTAGTCCTCGGGCGAGTCGAGGCGGGCGGCTCCGATGCCTTCCCACCAGGTGACATACCCCAGCGAGCCGATCCGGTTCGGCTTGTGCGGCCGGGACACCCGGCGGGTGTCCTGCATGGCGTCGGTGATCATCCCGCAGCGGGGGCAGCGGCCCCGGTCGTCGGTGGGTCCGAGGTAGTCGCAATGGATTTCGAACCGGGCGGTCGGGCGGCGCTTGGCCTGCGCGCTCGTGGTGCGGGCGGACAGGCCGGCGCGGGCTGCGGCGTTGCGGGCCATGTGCATCGCGTCGGTGCGGGTGATGTGGTCCACGGTGGTCAGATCCTGTTCTCGGGGTCGTCCACGGACAGGCGGACGACGATGTCCCGGTCCCACCGGGTCTGACGCTTGACCGACCGTACGACGGTGATCCACGCCGGGTGGGGCACGTTCTCGTAGCGCGGGGAGAAGAAGACCTCCTGCATCGCTTCGGACAAGAGCAGGCTGGTCAGGGGCTGGCCGTTCTTGCGGGCGAAGACGATGGCGCGCAGGGCGGCGGCGTCGGCCAGCGCGCTCTTGGTGGCGTCGGCGGGAAGATTGCGGCGGGTGAAGCGCTTCGTCGTCATGGTGGTAGTGTAACCGGTGAATCGCCGGAGCCTCAATACCGGGTCGGCGCGGCGTATCCCCCGCTCCGCACGCCCGTGCGACGATCACCCACGTGAGGGCGGCGAAGTGGGACGCGGACGCCGAGATCGGCGGAGCCTGGACGGCGACGGTGCAGCGCCTCGTCGCCCTGCCCTCGGGCACCGTGGCCCTGCCGCTGGTCGCCCCCAGCCGACTGGAACTGTGGACCCGCGCCGCAGACTCCGCCACCGCCACCCCCGCGCTCACCGTGGACGCCGTGATCTCCGGCAACGCGAAGTGGGCGCGACTGACGATCACCGCCGAGCAGCTCGCCACCCTGGGCGTGGGCACCTTCGAGCACCGGCTGACCCTCGGCGACCCCGAAGCCGGCCCCCTGGTCGTGGCCCGGGGCTGGCTCGTCGTGCGCGGGCGGGTGGAAGACCCGTGACCACCGTCGAACTGCCCTACTACGGCGACACCGAACGCCACCGCCAGGTCGTGCCCCGCGCGCGGCGCTCCGTCACCGAACACCGCGACGACCAGGGGGCCATCGTGCTGCACATCGTGGAGACCGGCGTGCCCCTGCTGGCGTTGCGGGACTTCGCCGAGACCGCCGCACTCGTCGCCCCCGTCGGCCCCGCCGGCACCACCGGGGCGTGGACGCTCACCCCGTCGGACTGGCGGCTGTCCGTGGTGGCGGCCGTCGGCGACATCCTGGAGTGGGCACCCAACGTGCACCTGGGCGGCGGGCCGGCCGCGCTCGACCTGGCCTCGGTGGTCGACGGTTCGCCGGCGCGGTGGCACTCCAGCGGCTCCACCACCCCCTTGGACCTGGGGTCGGTGTACGTACAGGGCGACTACGGCACCGTGCGCCTGCCGACCCTGCGGTGGACCGTGCGATCGGCGGACGTGTCGGCCGGGCGGGTCGTGCTCGCCCTCGGCTACCGGGCGGGTTCCGGCGGCGACACCATGATGTTGGGGCACGCCGGCATCGCCTCGCGGATCGGCCTGGTCAACCACGGGCCGGTGGACCGGACGTGACCAGCGACCGCAGCCGTTGCGTGAGGGGACGACCATGACCCTGCCCGGTGTGCCCACCCGGTCCCCGCTGCGGACCGAGGTGCCCACGCTCGCCCAGTTCGACCAGGGGCTGGCCGGCAAACAGGACGCTGCGGCGGTGCTGTCGGCGATCTCCGCGCTCTCGCCCACCGGCGACGCGGTCGTGGTGTACCTGGACGGCCAGTGGCAACTGCGTTCGTTCGCCCAGTTCAAGGCGGACCTGGGAATCGTCGAGGCGGGCGACGCCGGCCTGCCGAGGTTCGACGTGGAGGCGCACGGCGCGGTCGGCGACGGCGTCACCGACGACTACCCGGCGATCCTGGCCGCGTGGAACGCCCTCAAGGCCTACGCCCTCAAGGGGCGACTGTTCTTCCCACGCCTGGCGCGTTACCTGGTGGTGGCCACCGTAGCCCGACTGTCCACAGTGGACGGATGTTACGCGCTGTTCCCGATCCCGATGGTGCCCACCCAGGACGGCCCCCTCAAGCGGACCTACGCCGTGGAAGGCGTGGGAGACCCCTACGTGGTGCGCACGGCCTCGACATTCGGCGCGGGCTCCGCACCGGCACAGGTGGCCACCGCGTCGATCCTGCACGTCGACTACGACATCCCGTTCGAGTGGTCGACCGCGAACGGCCTGCCCTCCGTGTTCGGAGCCCCCGACGCGGACGTCACCGGGCACACCACGGACAACATCATCAGCAACGTGCACGTCCAGGTGCGCAACCTCATCGTGCGTCAGCCCGACGACCCGAGCCTGTGCGACTTCAACCTGGAGATGGTCTCCACCTGCACCATCGAGTCGTTGCGCTGCGACGTGGACGCGGTGCTGGACAACGTCAGCCTGTGCACCCACCCCACCGGCGGGTCCGTGGTGCTGCCCAAGAGCAACAACAACGTCGCGGTCTACGTGGGCCGCATGGTGGTCGAGGGCCGGTACTTCGGCGGCATGGTCACCGAACACGGCGACATCAAGACGTTGATCGCGCTGAGGTGCCGCATCGGTCTGGCCAACCGCCGGCCGTGCACGCACGGCAGCGACGTCTACCGAGCCAAGTTGGAGCAGTGCTTGTTCGGCCTGGCCGGCTGGGACCCGGCGGGCGAGGGCCCCGCGCTCGGGGTCGTGCCCTGGGTCGGCGCGATCGTCAAGATCCATACGCTGAACTTCGAACACTTCGGCTACCTGGGGGCCCGACCGGAGATCTACACCCCCGCGTTCGGCGCGGACATCTACGCGCCCAACGGCGGCCTGACCGGTTCGGCGTCGGTCTACCGGGTCAACTCGGAGAACCCCAGCGACATCGGCGTCCCACCCTACGGCGGGTCCGGGTCGGTGTACGTGGTCGGCCAGACCGGCGTCGCCCCCCCGTCCGGCAGCGACGCGGGCACCGGCCTGTCGGACTTCGGGATCTTCACCTACTCGATGGGCACGGCACAGAGGTTCCTGGGCAAGCACCCCGCCAATCCGGTCGTGGACCCGCCCGACGCCCCGACCATCGGCGCGGCCACCGCCGGCGTCCAGGCGGCGACCGTCACGTTCACCCCCGCCGGGACCGGGCCGGCGGCGACCTCGTTCACCGCCACCGCCTACAACGGCTCGAACGTCGCCGTCGGCACCGTGACCGGAGTGTCCAGCCCGCTCACCGTGACCGGCCTGACCGCAGGCGTCGCGGTGACCCTGAAGGTCAAGGCCAACAACACCGTCGGTTCCTCCGCCGAGTCCGCCGCGTCCAACAGCGTCACCCCCACCGCGCCCGCAGGCCTGCCGGCGGACACCTTCGACCGCCCCGACGGACCGCCCGGCACGTCCAGCTCCGGCGCGACGTGGCTGGGCAACAGCGGCGGATTGTGGGCGGTGGTGTCCAACCAGTTCCGCCACGGCAACAGCGGCGACCCGTGGACGAACGCGGTGTGGCTGGACGCGGGCACGGCGAACGTGCGCGAGCAGATCGACATGCAGGCGATCGCCAGCCTGGAGGCCGGCCCGGTGATCCGGGTGGTCGACGCGGCGAACTATCTCTACATGGACCTGATCCTGGACGGCACCGGCGCGTCGGTGACCGTGGAGATCTACCGCCGCGTCGCGGGGTCGTTCACCGCCGTGGGCGCGCCGGGTGGCGGCAACGGCGGCAGTCCCACCCTCGGGGGGATCACCCCCGGGTCCATGATGGCGTTGGACTTCTCGGCGAGCGGCACCACGGTCAGCGCCAAGGTCAACGGGGTGGAGCTGCGCACCGCGACCGACTCCACCGCCGGCACGGGCGTCGGGGTGGTCTACGGCGCGAACAACGCGTGTGTGTTCGACAACCTCGTGACGACGGCGGTGTGACCATGCCCATCGTGACCAGGCAGCGCCTGAACGCCTTCATGGACTCCCCCGAGTGGACTCCCGAACAGGAATCCGCGATCGACGACGTGCTGGCCGGACTGGAGTCCACCCTGGAGGCCGCGCTGTTCAACGCCTGGATCACCCCCCGTGCCGCCGCCGAGGTCGCCCCGATCCTGCGCAGCGGGCTGGTCGCCACCCGACAGCCCGTGCTCCGGGTGACCAGCCTGGACGGGGCGGTCGTGGACGACACCCACCCGCTGCCCGCCGCGTGGAAAGTGAGCGATCACCGACTGCGCGCCGTGCAGGCCGTGTGGTTCCCGTCGGTCCTCACGCCCGCCGCCGACTGGGGGCGGTCCCGGATGACGGGCAGCACCATCGGGGAGGTGTCGGTGGCCTACGAGGGCGGCTGGGGGGCGGACCCCGCGCTGGTGCTGGCCATCCTGACCAAGGCGCGCAACTGGGCGCGCAACTGGCTGGAGAACGGCCTGTCGGTGCGCGACACCGACGGGCAGGCCGCCGTCCCGCTCGTCGAACAGTGGACGCCGGACGAGCTGGGGAACCTGAGCCGGTTCCGCAACCTCACGGCGGTGCGGCGGTGAGGGCGACCACGGCGTTCCTCGTCGACCACGACCGCGCCGGGTGGCGTCGGGCACGCCGGCGGATCCGGGAACTGGCGACCCGCGCCGAGGACGTGCGGCCGGCGTGGGGCGCGTTCCTGGACTGGTTCGCCCTGGGCAACCGGCAGCAGTTCGGCAGCCGGGGCGCGCGGTGGAAGACGCCGTGGAAGGAACTGGCGCTGGAGACCATCTGGGAGAAGCGTTACCTCGGCTACCAGACCGACATCCTCGTGCGCACCTCGGACCTGCTGCGTTCCGTGGCCGACCGTCCCCTGAACGTGGAACGCCTGCACGCCCGGGAGATGACCGCCGGCACGGCGGTGAAGTACGCGGGTGTGCACCACCGGGGGGCGCAGATCCGGCGCACGGTGGTGACCTCGCGCGGCAAGTCGGTGACCTACGACATCCGCATCCCCGCCCGCCCCCTGTGGAACGCACGTGTGATCCGCGTGTCCGGTGCGGCCACCTCGGCGGTGCGCACGTGGATCGTCAACGGCAACCCGCGCGTGCACGAAAGGATCGTGCCGTGATCGGGAACTTCGGGCACACCACCCCCAACGAGGCCGTCGACCTGCTCACCCGTGCGCTGCGCGCGATCGACGTCGTCCGGCCGGCCGAGCTGAGGGAGTCGATCCTGCTGCTGCTGCGCGCCGAGCGGGAACGGATCGAGTACCTGGGGCGTCGGCGCGGCAACGTCGCGGGCGCGCTGTGGGGCGAGCCGGTCAACGGCACGCTGAGCCTGGCCACGGCCATCGTGGACGCGGTCGGACACGGTGGTGCCGATGCGGGGGGCTGACGGGGTCCGCGACAAGCTGGCCGAGCTGTTCGCGCAGGAGTTGCCGCGCAAGATCCCGCTGATCCGGGAGGCCCGCGCCTGGGGCGCGGAGCTGCTTCCGGACGTGGATCGGATCGTGTCGGGCAACGTCGAGGACGAGACGATCAAGACCGCCGGCGTGAAGTGGCGCACCTGGGTGGTCGTGGTCAACCCGCGCCTGGTGCGCATGACCCCGACCGGCGACTTCTCCCCCACCGGGGAGCCGGAATTCCACTCGCTGTACTCGTGCCGGGTGATCGTGTGGCACCTGGGCGACGACTGGCATCTGGCGATCGCCGGCCGCGACCACGTGGCCGAGGCGGCGCGGGCGTGCCTGGTGCAGTACCCGACGCTGTCCACCGAGCCCGGCGACAGCGGCTACCGGCTCAACGTGCCCACCTACACGGAGGATTTCGGCACGCCGGCACGCGCGAACAACAGCAACACCAAGACGTGGGCGGCGGCGATCCTCACCGTCGAGGTGCTGGTGGAGGAACACCTGGACGACGGTTCGACCCTGCCCGCCCTGGGCGCGGTGCAGACCGTGGAGCCCGAGTCCTACGCGAGCGGGTTCGACCAGCCGATGAAGGGCGAGTGATCGTGATGGCGAGTGGGACGAGCAAGACGAAGGCGACGGCGGGGGGCACGGCGGCGGAGCCCGTCACGCTGTTCAACCCGTGGCCCGCCCCGTGCGTGTACACCGACGACGGGAAGATCCTCGGCGGTTTCGATCGCGTGGTCGTGGACGCGGTCGACGCGACGGGCTGCAACGCGATCAAGCAGAGGTGGATCGTCGTCAAGAAGGGCACGGCGGTGTGCCCGCCGGCCGCGAACGCCGACGCCGCGCCGGACACGGCGACCCCGTCGCAGGAACGGCCCGGCGAGTCCGTGCCGGAGTAGCCGGTCGCGGGTGCCATGATTCGATCAGCGCGCGGCGCGCGTGCCCGAAACGATCGATGTTAGCCGGTTGTCCGCCGGATAGTCAAATCAAGGGAGTCCACCATGCCGGGAGTGGCGGTCACCGTCGGTGCCGTGTCCGGTCCGAGCGCGCCGACACTCGCGCCGGCGTCCACGTACTTCGTCGCCGGGCTCGCCGATCGCGGCCCCACCGACGCGCCCACGCTCGTCACGTCGTTCGCGCAGTTCCAGACCCTGTTCGGCGGGCGCGTCACCTACAGCCCGCTGTGGAACGACGTGAAGATGTTTTTCGAGGAGGGCGGGACCCGCGCCTACGTCGTGCGCGTCGTCGGGCCTGCCGCGACGATCGGCACCCTGACCGGAGGCCTGGAGGACGGCCAGGCCACGCCGGAGACCACGCTGGACGTCTCCGCGCGCAGCGCGGGCGCGTGGTCCTCCCAGATCACCGTCCAGGTGCTGGCGGGCGCGACCGCCGCGACGTTCCGACTCCAGGTGCGCGTCGGCGGCGTGCTGGTGCACGACTGGGGCAACCTGCGCAGCCCCCAGGAGGCGGTCAGCCGTGCCAGCGCCAGCCCCTACGTGGTCGTCACCGACGCGGGCTCGGCGGGCGTCGCGCCGCAGAACAACCCGGTGCCCACCTCGGCGCTGGCCCTCTCGGCGGGCACCGACGACCGCGCCTCGGTGACCGCGACCCACTACCTCGCCGGGCTCGCGCTGTTCAACCGCGAGCTGGGCGACGGCGCGGTGGCGCTGCCCGGCATCGGCACCAGCGTGCACGCCGGGCTCATCGCCCACGCCGACGCCAACAACCGGATCGCGCTGCTCTCGGCGGCGCGCAACGCCGACAAGGCGACGCTGATCGGCATCGCGGCGGCGTTGGACGCCAAGCGGGCCGGCCTGTTCGCCTCGTGGGTGCGCGTGCCCGACGAGTACGGCGGCACGCAGGCGGTCAGCCCGGAGGGCTACGTCGCGGGCGCGCGGGCGCGGGCGCACGCCACCGGCCCGTGGCGCGCGGCGGCCGGCGAGATCTCCCGGGCGCGCTACGTCGTGGCCCCCGACACGGTGTTCACCACCGCCGATGCCGAAGACCTCGACGACGCCAAGGTCAACATCATCCGCGCCGTGGCCGGCTCGACGCGCATCTACGGCTGGAAGTCGCTGGCGGCGGACCGGGAGAACTGGGAATTCCTGACCGGTGCCGACGTGGTCAACCGCGTGGTCACCGAGATCTACGAGCAGGTCGAGCCGTTCGTGTTCGGCGTGATCGACTCGCGCGGACACCTGCTGGCCCAGCTCGAAGGGGTACTGGAAGGCATCGTCAAGCCGATGGCCGACGCCGGCGGGCTCTACGCGCGCGTCGACCCCTCCGACCCGACCACCCTGCTGGACCCGGGCTACCGGGTCCGGGTGTCGGCGATCAACGACGTGAACACCGCCGCGCGCAACACCGTGCTCGCCGAGGTCGGCATCCGGGTCAGCGCCACGGCAGCGGACGTGCTTCTCACCGTGACCAAGGCCGCCGTGACGGCCGCGCTGTAGAAGGGAGCGTGCGGCCATGAAGGCGGCGCAGAGGCAGTTCCTGTGGAGCGTGGCGGGCATCAGCACGCCGTTCGCGCAGAAGTCCGGCGGCGAGGTCACCTCGGACGCCACCAAGGTGTGGGACGGCGGGTCGATCACCCCGGACGTGATCGCCGCGCCCGCCGAGGTCGGGGACGTGACCCTCACCCGTCCCTACGACCCCGAACGCGACCAGCCCGTCCTCGACCGACTGATCGGGCTGGTGGGCCAGTGGCGCACCACCATCTCCGGCCAGCCGCTGACCGGCGACATGTCCTCGGCGCGGGTCAAGCCGCGCGTCTACCCCAACGCCCTGCTCATCGGCGTGCGCGAACCCGAGCACGACGCGGGCAGCGGCGACGGGGCGGACTACGAACTGACCTTCGCCGTCGGCAGCGTGGCCTGACCCGAAGACCACCGGCGCGCGCGAGGAGGAGCACCCCGCGCGCGCCGGCCCCCGAGGCGGGCGCGGGTCGGGTGCGCGGTTTCACCTCCCGGTTGGCCGCGTGCCCGGCCCGTCCCGTCTCGGCATCACCGCACCAACCGGGAGGAACGACATCGTGAACACCTTCGACGGAACCGGGCTCGACCAGCCGCAGCCGCAGGTCCCGCCGTACGAGTCCTACGGCGAGCCGGTGCAGGCGGCGGAATTCGACTCGCTGGCGCTGCTGCGCCAGGCGGTCGCCGAGCAGGTGGAGATCCAGCCGGTCGTCGTGGAGGCACCGGGCAACGTGGGCGTGCGGTTGGTGTGCCACACCGACGTCACGTCCAAGCAGCTCCAGAAGTGGCAGCGCATGGCCCTGCCGCCGGCGTTGCGCAAGTCGCCCAACCCGCCGGCGTTGGCGATGGACCAACTCCAGCTCAACGTCGCGGTGCTGTCCGGCACGATGCTGCGGGTCGAGGTCCGCGACCGGCAGACCGGCGCGTGGGTGTCGGTGCAGGACCGGGCGGGCAACGAGCTGACCTTCAACGACACGGCCCTGCTGGAGCAGTTCGGCGCGCTGGACACGGTGACCGCGCTGAAGAAGCTGTTCGTGCAGGAATCGGAGATCGTCAAGGCCGGACAGGCGGTGCTGGCGAAGGCCGGTTGGACGGACCGGGAGATGGTGACCGACGACCTGAACGAGGACTCGGACCCTACCTGACCGGCGTCCGTTCCCAGCGTGCGCAGGAGGCCCTGGAGATCCTGCGCGGGGACGAACGCCTCAAGCAGGCCGCCCGGATCGCCGAGACGTTCGGGCTGGACCCGGTGTCGCTGCTGCGTGACGAGGGTGACGAGTTCCTGACCCTGGTGCGCATCGCGGCGGCGCAGGTGGTCGACGCCGACCGCAAGCGCGAACAGGAGGCGGCGAAGACGAAGGGCCGGCGATGATCTACGATCCGTGTCGCCGGGGACCGTCTTCACGGTCGCGGGGTGCGCCGACCACGGGGGTGGAAGGCATCGGACGGCGGGTGCGAACGGGGCCGCACCCGCCGTTTCGCGTGTCCGGGGGCGCGGCGCGGCGGTCGGACCGTGTCCGCGTGCGACGATCACCACGATCCGAGGGCGACGGGGGTGGGCAGCGGTGGCCGACGACGAGGTGCTGATCAGCGCCCGGTTGCAGGACAGCATTTCGGCGGCCGTCTCCCGCATCGACAAGCGCGTCGAAGAGCTGGAAAAGCAGCTCCGCGACCTCGGCCACACCGGCGCGAAGGCGGGTGCACAGGCGGCGGCGGGCACGGAGAAGCTGAAGGACTCCACCGACGACGCGGGCAACGCCGCGCGACGTGCCCGACCGCCGATCAAGGCGGTGGGCGACGAGGCGGTGAAGACGGGCGTCAAGGCTCGCGCCGGCGCTGCGGGGCTGGACGAGTTCGCGCGCAAGGCCGACAAGGCGGGCATGAACAGCCGCCGGTCGGGCCGCATGATCATCACGGCGTTCAAGTTCTCCGGGCTCGTCACCGGCGTGCTCGCCCTCGCGGGCGGCCTGTCCGCCCTCGGCGCGGGCGGTGCGATCGCGCTGGGCGGCATCGCTCCGATGGCCGGAGTGCTCGCGGGCGTGCCCGGCCTGTTCCTCGCGGCCAAGCTGGGCGCGCTGGCGTTCAAACTGGCCGGCGATCAGCTCACCCCCACGCTGGACCGGCTGAAGGCGCAGTTCACCGAGCTGGGGCCGTTCATCGCCTCCGGGGGCCTGGCGGAAGGCCTGGCCGCGCTGACCGACTCGACGCTGGGCCTGGCCCAGGCCACGGGGATAGGCCTGCGCGGATTCGGCGCGGAGATCGGCGAGGTGGCCCGCGAGGTCGGGCGCTGGGTGCGCTCGGAACCGGCGCTGGAGCAGATCGCGCTGATCTTCGAGGGACTGCGCCCGGTCGTGGGGTACCTGGCGCGCGGCGTGTTCGCGCTCGCGCGGGCGTTCGTCAACGTCGTCCAGGCGGCCCTGCCCGTCACCCAGGAGATGGCCCGCACCTTCTACGACATCGCCCAGGGGCTGGCGTTCTGGACCGCGCAGAACCTGGCCAACGGCCGCGCCACGGCGTGGCTGACCAAGGCCTGGAAGCTGTTCACCCGGACCGTCGGCGTGCTGGTCGACACGGTGATCGGCGTCTACCGCGTGCTGCGGATCGCGGCGGGCTACGCGCTGGAGTTCGGGCTGGGCATCGAGGACGCCGCCCGGCGCTTCCGCTACTGGACCGGCAGCGCCGAGGGGCAGGCCGCCATCAACCAGTACTTCCGGGAGTCCCTGCCGGCGCTGCGCGAGATGGGCCGGCTGCTCGGGGCGATCGTGGGCGGCTTCGCACGCCTGGCGGCCAACCAGAACGTCGCGCCGCTGCTGGAGCAGATCCGGACGCAGTTCGCGCCCGCGCTCGGCGAGCTGGTCTCCAAGCTGTCCGGCGAGGGCGGCCTGGGGCCGGCGCTGATCACGGCCGCGACGTCGATGGTCCAGCTGTTCGCCGTGATGGACTTCTCGGGGCTGACCGCGTTCGTCGTCGCGGTGGGGCAGCTGGCTGCGGGGATCGCGTGGATCGCCACCAACGTGCCCGGGGCGAATTTCGTGATCTCGGCGCTGCTGTTCTCGATGCTCGGGTTCAAGGTGCTCGGTCCGGTGTGGAGCATCGTGGGCAAGGGGGCCGGCGCGTTCTCCTGGGTGTGGGGTGCGGCGCAGGGCACGGCCAAGCTGTCCAAGGCGCAGCAGATGTTCAAGGGCGTGCTGTTCCTGGTCAGCATGGGGATCACGGCGATGGGCACGGCGTTCAAGGCGATGGCGCTGGCGGGGATCGGCGCGTTGCGGGCGTTGAGTGTCGCTTTGTTCACCACCCCCGTGGGCTGGATCATCCTGGCGATCATGGCCGTGATCGGCGTGATCATCCTGCTGTGGACGAAGTGCGAGTGGTTCCGCGACGCGGTGACGGCCGTCTGGGAGTGGATCAAGAACGCGGCGGTCGTCGCCTGGGAGTGGATCAAGATCGCGGTCTCGGCGGTGGTCACCGCCATCGTGTGGTACATCACTACTTACCGTGACATCGTGCTCGCTGTCTGGAACTGGATCTCGTCGGCCGCGTCGGCGACCTGGTCCGCGATCTCCGACTTCGTCCAGGGCGCGGTCTCCGTGATCGTCGCGGTGGTGATGTGGCTGTGGACGAACGCGATCCAACCCGTGTGGAATCTGATCGTCACGGTCTGGGAGGTCAACTGGGCGGTGATCAAGTTCATCGTCCAGACCGTGATCTTCATCATCGCCGCGATCATCGCCGGCCTGGCCTGGGTCGCCGAGAAAGCCTGGCAGGGGATAGCCGCCGGGGCGAGGTGGGTGTTCGAGGAAATCATCCTCCCGATCGCCCGCTTCTTCCAGGAGAGCTGGGCGGCCGTCACGTCCTGGGTTTCCGAGAAGTGGACCTGGCTGACAACGGTGATGTCGGCGGCCTGGCGGGTTTTCTACGACGCGTACATCAAGCCGGTGATCGACGGGTTCCGCATCGCCTGGGAAGCGGTGTCCAACTGGGTCTCCGAGAAATGGGCCTGGTTGACGACGGTCCTGTCCGCCGCCTGGCAGGCCTTCTACGACATGCGCATCAAGCCCGTGATCGAGAACTTCCAAGCGGTCTGGTCCGCCGTGACCACGGCCGCGTCCATCGCCTGGGACGCCTTCGTCTCGCGCATCTCGGAACTGTGGAACGGGTTCAAGAGCACCGTCGGCGGAGTGGTCGACTGGATCTCCGAGACGTGGTCGGACTTCACTTCCTGGCTGGGCGACGTATTCGGACCCGTCGGTAGCGCCATTTCCTCGGTCTGGGAGGGCATCCAGAAAGCGGCCTCGGGTGCGGCGGAGGTCGTGAAGGGTGCCTGGGACTCCGTCGTCGGGGCGATCAAGGGGGTGTGGAATTTCATCGCGGACGGGTGGAACGGGATTCCCAGCGTCACCATCCCCGACTGGGTCCCGGGAATGGGGGGGAAGACCTTCTCGCTGCCCAAGCTCCCCATGCTGTGGCAGGGCGGACAGGCACCCGCCGGGCCGGCCGTCGTCGGCGAGCACGGTCCGGAAGCGGTGGTGCGCGGCGGACGCGTCGTCGGCATGGTCGGCATGAACGGCCCGGAGGTGACGACCCTGCCCGCCGGCGGCTACGTCGTGCCCAACCTGAGCACCCTGTCCGCGCTGCCCGGCCTGACCAAGTCCATACCCGCCGGAGTCGCGGCGGCCGTGGCGCGCTCCGTGCCCGGCTACGCCGATGCGCTCGGCTCGTCCGTGCCGCGACGCGACGACGGCCTGCGCCGCAGCATGGACCGGCTGGCCGACGCCGTGGGCAGCCAGCCCCCGCCCGTGCACCTGCACGGCACGAACGTCACCGCCGAGGACGTGGCGGAGGTGTGGCGTCGGTTCGAGCGCGAACGGCGGCTGCGCAAGAGCTACACCTACCAGGCGGGGGGACGCTGACGATGGCGGTCACGATCATCCGCGACCCCCTGTCCGGCCGGGAGTTCGCGGCGGCGGCCGGCCACCGGATGTACCTCTACGGCGAGTCCGGCAGGATCAGCCTGTCCGTACCCGTGGCACCCCGCGACATCACCTACGGCGGCCTGGGGCAGGACTGGACGACCGCCGAACGTTCCGGCGACCGGCCGCTGCTGCTGCGCAAGGGCGTCAAGCTGGAGACCCTCGCCTTCTCGGCGTTGATGACCAGCAAGACCGACATGCTCGTCCCGCAGACCGGTGTCTTCAACGCGGTCAAGGTGCTGGCGGAGACCACGGAACGCATCCTGGTGCGCTACGGCCCGCAGGAGACCGGCCTGTGGCGGATCACCGACTGCACCATGACCTCCGACCTGCGCCACCCCGAGACGAACGAGATCGTGCGCGGCGTCCTGTCGTTGACCCTGACCCGGGCCAGCGACGCCGCGCCGTCGGTCGGGCCCGTCACCGGGGGCGCGGCCGGCCCGCCGAGCGCGCCCACCGCGCCCGCGCCGCAACGCACGCACCGCGTGGTCTCCGGCAACACCCTGTGGGGCATCGCCCGGCAGTACTACGGCAACGGGGCACTGTGGCCCCGGATCTTCGACGCCAACCGCGACAGGATCCGCGACCCCCACTGGATCTACCCGGGGCAGGAGTTCGTCATCCCGTGAACAACCACCCGACGCCGCCACCCCCGGACCGTCGCACCGGTCCGGTCGACCACGGTTGCCGTTCGCCGCTGCTGGTGCTCGTGCCCGACCACGCGTCCGTTGTCTGGTGCGTCCGCTGCCTGCGCGGCTGGTCGCTGCGACCGGGCGGCTGGAGCGAGGTGTCCCCGTGGCAGTCCTGACCGCAGCCCAGGTCGCGCAGCTGGTCAAGCAGGCCGGTTTCCCCGGCTCGGCGCACGTGACGATGGTGGCCATCGCCAAGGCCGAGTCCGGCTTCAACACCGAAGCGGTGAACCCGCAGGATCCCTACGGCGGCTCGTTCGGCCTGTTCCAGATCAACGGCGCGCACAAGCTCGACAGTCGCCGCCTGCTCTCCGACGCCGCCTACAACACCCAGGCAGCCAAGAACATCTACGACAGCCAGGGCCTGATCGCCTGGGGCGTCTACACCAGCGGGGCCTACGAGAAGCACCTCAACGAGGCACGCCAGGGCGTGGCCCAGGCGGCGGGCGTCACCGGGAACCCGGCGGTCCCCGGCACCTCCGAGGAGACCGCGTCGGCCCCGGCGGTCACCTACGGCCCCCTGGGGCCGCAGATCGTGGACGCGGGCGTCGGGGTGCCCCTGCTGTCGGCCGAGGAGTTGGGCGCGCCGCTGAAGGAGCTGCTGATCCAGGGCACGGCGGTGCGCGGGGACTTCGCGCCCGTCGTGCTGGGCGCACCGGTCTACAGCGCCGGCATCGGCACCGTGCCGAACCTCGTGTTCACCGTGGCCGACCCGGAGGGGGAGTTGCTGTGGCGGCAGAACAACCTCTTCCAACGCGGCAACCTGGTGCAGTACCGCGACGACTGGTTCCGGATCGACCAGGTGCTGTTCGAGCCCGGGTCGCACGGCACCGGGCAGCTGTCGATCACGTGCGTCAACGACATCGTCTACGCCCTGATGAACCTCAAGGGACCGCGCACGGCCGAGGGGATCAGCGCCACCCAGTGGATCGCCCAGGAACTGGCGCTGGCGGGCGTCGACCCGAACCGGCACTTCCTCGGCGAGGCCGTGCCCACCCAGTCCGTGATCGCCCGCGACGAGGAGGACCAGGAGGGCAGCTCGGGCGGCGGGGACGACCCGAGCGGGTGGACCACGGCGGTACGGCTGTCCCGCGAACTGGGGAAAAGGATCTTCGTCAGCGGTCGACGCCTGGTGTTCGGGTCCAGCGCGTTCGCCATGCAGTGGACGGCCGCCGGCGCGGTGCAGCTGACACGGCACGCCGACGAGCTGGGCGCGGGGTCGAAGTGGCTGGGGATGCCGGTGGTGCGCAACACCTCCGTCGGCGACCGTTCCGACGTCGCCGAGGTCACCGGGCGCGTGCCGATGAACCGGGCCAAGTTCCTGCGTCCCGGGGTGGCGGTCGACGTGACGCGCACACCGGCCGTCGCGGGCGGCGAATTCCGCAGGTTCATGTGCAGCAACATCACCTTCAACGTGGGCACCGACACCGACGGCGCGGACGTGACCCTGCTGCTGCCCGTCGACCCGCCGCCGCAGCCGCCGCAGCAGAAGACCAGCGCGGGGGTCAACGGCGGCACCACCGGCAACGGGCAGGACGTGAGCGGGGGCGGGACGGACGCCCAGGTCGACCGTTTCGTGGCGCTGGCGCTCCAGCAGGCGGGCAAGGCGTACGTGTGGGGTGCCAACC